GCGGAAATCTTGCCGGCCGTGGCACCTTGGTTCGCCGCGTTGGCCTGCCCGAGGATGCCGAGCAGCACGGCAGTGTCGACGCTGATCTTCATCTGCTGCAAAAACCACGATACGCCATGAGGGCTGCCATCGGGCTTCCGACTGTCGCTTCAACCGATTGACGAAACCTTATACCGGGCTTTCTGCCAGCACGGGTTGCACATTCCCTTGGCGTACAAGTCCAAACTACCACAAGAGCAAGTTTGCCCATGATAGTGCCTGTACCGTACTACGCCGGGGCTCGGCTGGAGGTTTTTCACTCTCGCCAATGCGCTGGTTACGTCCACGTCAGTTGTCAGGTCACTCAGTCTGTGCGGGTGCGACTTCATGGTCTTCAACGTCTCGTCTATGGTCTGGCCGTCACGGAAATGCCCCATGGCAGCACAGCCAAGAACGAAGTACGCCTGCTCGCGCTTGATGACGAGGTGCTTAGCGAAGTAGCCCAAAAACGCCAACGCCTTGCCAGCGTCAGCCCTAAGGCTCCATCGCATGCACTTGCCTTTGCGTTGACGAATGTCACCGCCAAACGCCTTTTGCACGAGCTTCAATCCATCCGTCTCGTCGTTTTCAGTGTCAATGTAGAACCGCATCGTCGCCGTTCCACCTCTAGGTGAAACAGATGCACTTATGCAACCATCGGCGTCGAAGTATCCAGCAAGCCACTTACGAGCAGGATGAACCGGCATGCTGTCCGTACCCACCCGCTCGGTGAACCCAAGTTCACGCAAGAAACGGTTGAGACGCGCACGCTTGACCACAAGATGAGGCTTGAGCCGACAAGCTATATCCACTGCCTTCTGGCCAGTGATGACCAAACGCGTTCCGAACGTCGTCGTTCCGCGACGACGGCCAACTCGCGTATACAGCTTGTTTTCCGGCGCAAGCACCTGACGTGCAAACTCGATAACGCCATCTTGCTTCTGCTTCTGGTGGTACTCCACCCACAGATACCGTTCGCGCTGGATAGTGATGGAACCATCACCGTCCAGAAAACCAGCAAGATATTTGTCACTCAGGAGTTGCACTGTTTTCGCTTCCCTCTGGTTCCCCTTGCCTCGGGTTCCAGTTATTCAGACCTGATTTTAAGCCGCCAAGCTAGTGTATCATAGCGGCGTCGTCCGACCAGATGCCCATCAGGTTGATGTCGGACTGGATTTCCATGATGTCGTCCAAAATCTCGTTGAAGTAGAGACCTTGGTCGATGGTGAGGTCGACGATGTTGGAGCCGGGCCGCTCGACGGCGAGGTTGCCGCCGACGAGGTACGGCTTGATGGAGATCGTGGGCTTGGTCCTGATGTGGATTCGGTCGCCCTGATTGCGGATTTCGCCTTCGTAATCTGTATTCGAGATCGCCGCGAGCACGGTGCTCGCGTAGAATTTCTCAATCAGTTTACCACTCCAGATTTCAGGGATGAAAGTTCCGGAGTAGGCAGGCGAAGGCTGGATTGAACCCGTCGGAAATATAGGCGGGGTAGTGCCGGAGCCGGCAAGCGGGAAAGCCATGAAAGTCTCCAAGGGGCTGGGCGACGGTCCCGGCCCCTCGGTCATCGCTGCGGTGCGCGCGGATCGTGAGGCAGGACCGACCGCTGGTCGGTGATGATCCGTCCCTCGCGCTGGGCTGCCATGATGTCGGCGTCGACGGCAGCCTGCTGCTGCTCGCGACCCCGCCAGCGGCCCAGCTTCACGTCGGTGTAGAACCGGGTGATGTCGGCGGACGTGTAGACTGGCTTCTCGGCGGGCTGTCCGCCGGCCGATTGCGCCCTGCCGGGAGCAGCGAGGTCTTCCAGAGCCAGAGCGGGACCTTGATCCGGGGGCAGCACGGTCGACGGAGTCGGCGTCACTGTCCGGTTGAAACCCGGTTGCCGCATCTGGCCGTTGGCCCTGCGCGGGTCGACGGCAGCTTCCTCTGCAAGGAAGGCTTGGAAAAAGGCGGATACGCGTCTGGCGTCCCCGGCATTCCACGCCGCCTGCATCAGTTCCTGCCTAATAGCACCGGAGAATACATCAGGCAACTTGACCCATTCCATGAAGCGCGGGTCCCGGTTGAGTGCCTGCCAGTCCTTCACGACCGCGCCGATGTCGCGGTCCATGCGCTGCATGAAGCTGTTGCCGGTCTCCTGCTGCACCGCGCCCAGCTGGGCGCGCAGCGACGCGATCTCGGCCTGCAGGGGTGTCGCGATCTCGCGCGCGATCCGGCGGGAAACATCGACGAACTCCTCGCCGTAGTCCTGAATTTCCTGCGGCGAGAGCAGGCTCTGCGCCTGCAGCTCCGGCGGCGTCGGCTGCGGGACAACCGAGCGCAGCGTCGCGTTCTCGGCCTGCAGGCGACGGATGTCGTCGGACATCTGGCCGAGGCTCTCGCGCACCTTGCGGACGTCGCTGTCGTAGCGGCCCTGCAGCCCCTTGAACCGGCGTTCCCAGTCTTGGGGCTGCAGAGGCTCCACGTCGGCGGAAGGCGTGTCCGGGGGAGGATCGCCCGTCGGCGCAGGGTCGTTACTGTCGGCGGTAACCGGTGGCTCGGCCTGCCCGGTCGCCTGCCGCTGGATCGCGTCGGCGCGCTCGCCCTGCGCCGTGATTGCCCGAGGTATCCTGACGTTCGGGTCGATCCCGTCGACGGCTGGCTTCGCCCGTATCTGGTCGGCCGTGGTTGGAAGGGCCATTACCGCCTCTTGCTGTTTTCCGCCTGATGCCTGATCTCAAGGCACTTCTCGAACTTGACCCGTATCTTCTCGGCGACATTGGCGGCTGCCTGCGCTGCCAGTATCTGGTCGGAGGGAGCCCGCTTCAGGTCCAAGACGGCCTGTTCCTCGACCGCCTTCAGCGCCGTCACCAGCCTCGCCCACTCGGCCGGCATGCCTGCGCCGACCTCGGCCGCCGCCATCGCCAGATCGAAGTACGGGTCAGCCAATCAACCTCCTGCGGTGTCGTCCGGCGTCTGGCCCATGTCGGTCAGCGCCTGATAGTTCTGGTCCATGCCCGCAAGGCCCGACGGCGTGGCGGCAGCGAACGCGCCTGCCGAAGAGCCGCCCGCTGCCGGGCCCGCCGGGCCGCGCGCCAGCTGATGGAGCGCGGTGCGGCTGGGCAACAGGGGCCGCGTGCCGATCTGCTTGCCGGGTTTCCTCCTCGGCACGCGGCTGGGGAACTGCATGCCGGGCATCAGACCGGCTCCGTCATGCCGGGGCCGCCCATCGCCATGTTGCCGTTGAACAGCTCCATCTGGTGCTTGTGCGGAGCCGTCGACTGGCCGGCACCGCCCGCCTGCCGCTTCATCCGCCCGCCGAACAGCTTCGGGTTGGTGCCCGGAGCCGCCGTGATCTTGTAGCGCCGAACGCTCTCGCCCGGAATGTGGCCGAGCCCCATGCGCTGGCCCGCCCGCATCGGCACCTGCGCCCGCTGGAACTTGTCGAGCTTCATCAGCAGCAGCCCGACTGGCCCGGCTCGGCCCGCTTGGAGCCCCGGTTGCCGAACATGTGCGTGCTGCCGCCCTCGGCGAACTTCGAGTTGCCGCCCTTCTTGGTCGGTCCCGACGTGCCCGCCTCCTGCGTGCCGGCGTAGTCGGTATTGGAGCCGTGCTTCAGGCTCATTTCCCGCCCGCGCTTGGCGTTGTCGCTGACGAACGCGACCTGCCCGCCCGCCTTGGGCTCGATGCCGCGCTTGGCCCCGGTGCCCATCTGGGCGACCTGCCCCGGCTCCTGCTTGCCGGTGCCCCGCCAGCCGAGCATGTGCTCGTTGCCGGTGAGCTTGCCCCACGACTGGTCCTTGACGCTGCCCGATTTGGCCATTCTGGCCTCCTGTCGATGTTATTCTGCCGGCACAATAACATGATCTAGCCCATACCCCCCTGAACCCGTGCCGGTGTCAAGTTGGTCTGCGGCCCCATCGCCTTGCCGCCCTTCGGCTTCTGCCCGGCGGGGCCGCCGCCGGGCGTGCCGGGCGGCCCCATGGCATGGCCCGCCATGGCCTGCGCCTGCGCCATCTGGGCCGCCTGCGCCTGCTGGGCCTTCATCTCGTCGTCCGACGGCACGATCTCGTCGCCGTCCATGCCGATGCCGGTGGAGACGGACCGCAGCACCTTGGCCCGTCCGGCAGGCCCGATGATCTGCATGTCGATGGGGTTCGCCGTGAGCTGCAGGAACTCCAGCTGGCGCTGCCGCAGGGTCTCGCGCTGCATCGCGACGGAGACGCCCTTGGGCTCGACCTCCTCCTCGCCCTGCAGCAGGCCCGAGCGGTCCGTCATCAGGACGAGGTCCAGCAGGCTGCGCAGCAGCGGCGTCATCACGTCGGCGTCGACGTTGGCGCAAACCGTCTGAAGTATCTTCGACGCGTTGCCCATGAGCATGGCAAGACCCGAAGCCGTGCGGCCTGCGCCGCCTCCCGGCGAGTTGCCGGAGAGGTACTTGGGGATTGCGCTGACGTCATCGGCCAGCCCGTAGAACGCGTTGAAGACGTTGATGAGCTGTGCCGAGTTGTCGGTCGGCTGGAAGAAGCTGACGGCGGGCTCGACGGACCCGGCGACGGCGGGGTTGATGGTCCGCCACCTCTTCCACGGGTAAATCTCGTCAGCGTTCTCCTGACCGCTGAGGCGATCCTCGTTGATGACGACCTGTGGTCCCGATGCGATCGACAGGTTGTTGACGCAGGATCGAAGCGCGGCATTACAGACCTCCTGCAGGTCGGAGATGATGTCCGGTATGCCGTTGCCGACCGGCGTCGACGGCACCTTCTCGAACGACGTGAGGTAGAACGGATGGCGCTTGCGCGGGGACGGCGAGAGCTGGACCTTGATCAGGTACTGCCCGATCAGCCACGCCTGCACGGCGTAGTCGCGCAGCTCGTCGGGTATCTGCTGCGGCGTGAACCCGTAGTCGAGCAGCATGCGTCCCTGCACGTTGCCGTGGAACTCCAGCGTCGTGATCAGGTTCGACATGTTGTAGACCGGGTTCTCGCGGCTCTCCAGCACGGCGCGCGTCGCGTCGGTCGAGTCCCAGTTCTCGGTCAGCCCCTGCGTGCCGTAGTACTGCAGCACGTTGCGAATGTTGGCGGTGTTGTAGCCGGGCAGGCCGATCAGGTCGTTGAGGTCGGTGCGGGTGACGCGCAGCCGGTGGATCAGCTGGGCGTCCTCGATGTTCGACACGCCGGGCGTCCACCACAGGTCGAACGGCGAGACGTGCTCCCACCACAGGCGCGGCTTCTTGACCTGCACCGCCTGCCGGCCCTGCCACTTCACGTCCTGCACCATCCTGACGGTCGGCCCCTTGATGCAGGCGAACGGGAAGATCGGCAGGTCGACGAGGAAGTTCGCGAACGCGTTGTAGAAGTTCCCCTGCGTCAGTATCTCGTCGATCTTGTCCTCGCTGATGTCGGTCTGCTCCCTCGCCTTCACCTTCGCCGCGTCGCGCGCAGCCTCCATCAGCTGGAACACGCGCTGCCTGATCTGGTCGGGATCGGGCGGCTGCGGCGGCATGCCGGGCTGCACCTGCTGGCCGGTCGCC